TGTCGTATTCGGAACTGTAGAATTGAAAGGGAACGATTATGAGTATTTTGACTGAGGGCTTTCCGACTACTATGAGTTTTGCGGAGGCCGCTAGTGGTGTAGCATTGTATTTTGAAGAAATGGCTGTAACTCCTCCAGGTGTTGATGGTGGGGGTCCTAACGACACAACAAACATGAAGAACACAGCGTGGAGAACTCAGCAGCCGAAGGAACTGAAAACGCTGACAGGATCACAACTCACTTGTCACTATGACCCCGCTTTCCTTACTGGGATTCTGGCGATGATCAATGAGAATCAGCTGATTACATTGACATTCCCGGATGAACAGACGTGGGACTTCTGGGGTTGGATCGACAAGTTCCAGCCAGGAGAAATTGTAGAAGGCCAACCGCCTACAGCTACTGTAATGATCGAGGTGTCCAATCAGGATGGCGATCTTGCTGAGGTTGCTCCGTCTCTAGGTTAGCGAGTTCAGTTTGGAATTAACTGTAAGTACACAAACACATTTATAAGGAGAACCTGACAATGGGTAGTTTTGCAGATTTTTGGGAAGACGAAATCCTTGACCATTTGTTTGGCAAGGGCGCATATACACCGCCAACGATTTATGTTGGTTTATCGACGGCAAATCCGGTTGATTCTGGCGGAGGTCTCGCCGAACCGAGTGGGAATAGCTACGCCAGAAAGGTTACAGCTGAGGGAGATTGGAACGCAGCCTCTAGCGGTGCTATAGACAACGCCAATGCCATTGAGTTTGCCGAGGCTTCAGGTGCGTGGGGTACGATTACTCATTTCGCCTTGTTCGATGCTTTGTCGGGTGATAACATGCTGGCTTATGGGATACTGGCTCAGCCAAAACCAATTGACGATGGGGATACAGCCCGATTTGCCGCTGGTGATCTTGATGTGTCCCTTGACTAATACCGTACGATCTCCAGCAGTAGTGTTGGCTACGTACATGATTGATCTAGGTTTGTTTGTAAGACCTGGGGATGGCCTATGGCCTTTGTACACGGATTTTTTACCCGATGCTCCAGGTGTCGAAGATTCGGCAGCAGCTTTGTATGACAGCCCAGGGGAGATGCAAGGCAAGGCTATGAGTGGACAAGAATACCAACGGTATGGTGTTCGTATTGACGTAAGGGGCAGGACAGATCCAGAAGCATGGGAAAAGCTAACCTCCGTTACATCTACTATGGCAATGGTTGCAAATCGCTTAGTTCTGGTTGAAGGCAAAACCTATTTCCTGAGTGGTATGCAACGTCTGTCTGGAGTTTTGGACAAGGGAATGGATAGCAAACGAAGATCAACACTATCAGTATTATTCTATTTGACACTGTGGCAACAGTAGGAAAGGACAAAGCAACATGGCAGCTAAACAAGAGATCATCACGTTTGATTTGCGTCAACAACAACGGGCTATTGTTTTGACGGACAAAGAAGGTCAGGATCATCCCCATACAATTCGGGAACTAAGTGGTCGGGATATGGAAAAATATCTCGAAGACAATAGCGAACGGATTGAGACCGCCGTTCAGGATGGTAAGGTAAAGGTCGTTGCAATCAAAGGGTATGAAGGGATGTACACATCCTTGCTGCAATATACCCTTTACAATGCGGAAGGTGTCAAGGTTCCCACGGGAAAGATTGACGAGTTTCCACACAGTGTCCAGAAGCAGCTGTTCACAATGGCCCAGGATCTCAGTGGTATTACAGTCGACGAAGACGACAAAGGCAAATCGGGAAACTCACCGACCGGGACCGAGTCTGGTTCAGACTAGCATCCCGGTTACATATGTCAAAGCAGCGTTGTCAGTTAGAGACAACGGCAACGGAATTGCTAAAGTGGATGGTTTTCTTTAGGGAAGAAGATGAAAGGGAAGAGGCGCCAAGCAACTATGCAATGATACAAGAGTTTTACTGGGCTCAAATGGCTATGTATATTTGCAAGGTGAATGCTAAACATCCGGATACTGTTAGGCTTGACCAGTTTTACTATAAGGGCAAACGAAGACAACCGGATAAGAAGCCGAAGACAAGAGAAGAGGCAACTACAAAGGCAAAGCGATGGTGGGGTATGTTCTTAGGTGCAGCTTCAGCGGTGGTAAAACCGAAACCTAAAAAGAATAGGTGATACATGATAGGATTAGACTTAGGCAATTTGGTCGTCCATTTAACACTGAATCATGGTCAGTTTGATCGTGCGGTTCGTGGCGTCATTCAAACTTTAGATCGCACGGCTAAAAAACTTGATCATTTTGGACGTCAGATGACTATGAGGGTCACTCTGCCCATTCTTGCAATGGGTGCGGCTGGTGTGAAAGCATTTGCCACTTTTGATGATGCGATGACTAAGTCCCTTGCTATTATGGAAGGTATTACACCTGCTATTCGTGCAAATATGGAAGGTGTAGCAAAAGCTATCTCTCGGGAAACCATTACATCTACAACGAATTTGGCAAAAGGGTATTTCTATTTGGCATCGGCTGGTTTAGATGCTGCACAATCAATGGAATCTTTGTCGGTTGTGAATGAGTTTGCAATTGCGGGATCATTTGATTTGGCAAAGGCTACAGAGTTATTGGCAGGGTCTCAGGGCGCTTTGGGGATGCGGAGTAAAGACGCTGCTGAGAATATGCGTAATTTGACAAAGGTGGGAGATATTCTTGTTAAGGCAAACAAGTTATCACAGGCAACTGTTGAAGAATTTGCAGATGCATTAGGCAGTGAGGCTGGCGCTGCAATGAAGAATTGGAATATTCAGTTGGAGGAAGGTGTAGCTATACTTGCGGCTTACGCAGTTCAAATGGATAAAGGGGAAGCGGCAGGTTCCAGTTTTGGCAGGTTGATTCGTATGTTAACCAAAACATATCAATCTCATAAAAGCGTGTGGGAAAGTAAGGGCTTTGATTTGTTCGATGATCAGGGATATTTTCGTTTGACAGGTTTGATTGGAGATATGTCAAAAGCTTTTGCCGAGCTTACCCCACAGGCTAAAGCAGCCGAAATGGCTCAGTTGGGTTTTCAGTCACGAACATTACAAGTAATTCTTCCACTGTTTGGTGCTACGGAAAGTATCACCGAATGGACCCAAGCGTTGAAAGATGCGGATGGGTTTATGAGGGATGTGGCTCAGAAAAATATGCAATCCTTTTCTGCTCAAATGAAGATTACATGGAATCATGTATCACAAGCGGCAGCAGTATTTGGAAAGGCTTTTGTTCCTGCTATACTTGAAGCATCTGAGGCGGTAAGGCGCGCTACATTGTTTTGGTTGGAGTTGAATGAAGAGACACAAAGGCAAGTCGCGATTATAGCTTCAATTGCTGCGGCAGCAGGACCTGCTGTGCTAGGTTTGGGGCTCCTGATAAAAGCTGGATCTTTGTTGGTGGGTGTTTTTTCAGCAATAAATATATCGGCATTGGGGTTTTTGGGTACAGGTTTATTGTTAGCAGGAATTGCATATACGCTACGGGCTGCGTGGACTCAAAATTTGAGTACGATTAAAGATCGGATGCAAGAATGGCTAAATGCGTTTCGTGTTGGATTGGAATGGTTGTGGGATACCCCATTAGGTACATTCCTCAAATACATGGTCGCTGGGTTTAGGGACGCTTTTGCTACAATCAAGAAGGACTGGAGAGATTTTGCTGTTGATTCCGCCAGCTTCACAATGGCTACGATACCTTGGTTGAAGCAAATGGCAGAGGGTTTGAAGGATGCGTGGACTGCACCTGACATATCAACAATGGTAACCAGATTAAAGTCTGGATTAGAAGCTGCAAATACCGAGTTTGCAGCAGAGTTTGTTAAGACGTTTGATGTCGTAAAGCCGGTTGTTGATGATACAGCTGATTATGTTCAAGCAAAGTTTGAATCACTTCCTATTGTTTTGGATGCATTTGGAGAGGCTACAACTGAGCATCTCCAAGATTTGTTGGCATCCGTTAAGATGCAGTTTGCGGAGGATTTCAATTCCATAGTCGCTATAGTCAAACAAGCAATGCCTAACCTAACTGCGGAAATAGATCAGGCATTGTTCAATATGGGCGGGCAGATTGGGCCTGGTAACAAGCCTGTTGAGACTGATTGGAAGTGGGAGGGAGAACTTCTTAGGTTGAAAAATGCAGTGAAGGGTGCATCAGATGCTGCTGCTATGTCTGAGGAAGCTATACAAGCTATACAATCAGCATGGGATACGATGTATCAGGGTTTGGATCAACGGTCTGAACAATACTTTGAACATCAGTTCAATCGGATAGCTGCTGAGACGAAATTATGGAGGGATAATGCTGAAATTATAGCAAATCATTACAAGGTGGAGGAAGATGCCGTTCACCAACTTATCGATGCATATGAAAAAGAACAAAAGATATTGCTTGAAATTGATCAGTTAAAACAAGGTGGGTGGGCAGACGGATTAAAAGCATTTGCGATGGAGTCTGCAAGGGCTTTCAAAACAGCAGGTGAGAAGGCTTTCAAGTTTGCTGAAAGTATGGAACGGAGTATTGCGGGAGCTTTGACCAATCTGACCAAGGATTTTGAGAATTGGAAGGATCATGTAAAACAACTGTTGAGAGAAGTGTACAACGAGGCCATTCGCATAGCATTCATTCAGCCAGCTGCTGCGAGTATGGCTTCTGGATTGACAAGTATCATTCCATCTTTGTTTAGTCCGTCAGCCTCTTCTGCAAGTGCACCTGGGAGTGTGGGAACACAAGGGCCTACAGGGATGGGATATGCTGAAGGGGGTGTTGCATGGTACCCCCAAAAGGCGTGGGTGGGAGAAAAGGAACCTGAACTCATCGCTCCGCTTTCAAAGTTGGCAGGGATGTTT